CTTGCCAGAAGTTCTATACCTCGGTGACCGAGCAGACTATGATCCACGATGGCAACCCACTACTCGAGCGACACCTGACTAACTCGGTTGTCAAGATTGACCGCTTAGGACCAAGAATTGTAAAAGAGCACCGAGGCTCACCTCGAAAGATTGACGCAGCAGTCGCAGCGGTCATCGCCTTTGATAGGGCAACAGTTGGTAGAGTAGAGGCTGAACAACTTGTCCCACAATTCTTTATCTAAGGCGGTCATGGGAACCTCATTACAAATAGCAGGTGCAGTAGCAGTCACCGCTGGCGTGGCCCTAATCTTTGTACCAGCCGGACTCATCATTGGTGGCGTATTCCTGGTCTTGTTTGGCCTTGCTGCCGAAAGGAAATAACTAAGTGCTTAACAATCTATTCGAGCAGCGTGCCATTAGCTTTCAGACAGTTTGGGGTGCCGGCAATGACCTCGATGTAATGAATCAGTCGGGCACAATCGTAAACAATGAAACTGTATTCAAGGTCAACGCAATCTTCTCAGCGGTCAGTCTTATCTCTGACACAATCTCAACCTTGCCAGTTGACTCTTACATTCGCAGAGATGGTGCTCGCTTTGCTTTTAGACCTAGACCAGCTTGGGTACAGCAACCAGACATTGACACAACCAAGGAAGCCTTTTATGGCTCGCTGATTGTTTCTATGTTGCTTGACGGCAACGGCTTTGTGAGAACTTTCAAGGATCGCCAAGGTCGCGTTGTAAACATGACAGTGCTAAACCCAGCCAAGGTAGAGATTCGCAAAGACAAGATTGGCTCAGTTATCTACACCTACGAGGGTGAAGGCAAGCCACTTACTAAAGATGAGATTATCCACATCCCTGACCTAGTTCGCCCAGGTGAGATTCGCGGTATCTCGCGCGTGACTGCACTCAAGGATAACTTTGGACTTGCTATCGCACTTGAGTCCTACGCTGCTAGATTCTTTGGTCAAGGTGCAAGCACCAACGGCATCATCGAGTTCCCTGGCAACCTAACACCAGAGCAAGCTAAGAACCTTGTTGACGGCTTCGATGCAAGACACAAGGGATTCAGAAAAGCCCACAAGACCGGAGTGCTATCGGGTGGAGCTAAGTTTGTCCAGACCACAGTAGAAAACGACAAGGCACAATTCCTAGACTCTCGCAGAATGGCAGTCGAGGATGTAGCCAGAGCTTTCAACATCCCACCACACCTACTAGGTCTGCCAGGCACAAACACATACTCGAGTGTGGAACAAAATAATATTGCCTTTGTCACTCATACTTTGAGGCCAATCGTGCAGAAGCTAGAGTCAGCCTTCACACCTTTGATGGCAGCAGAGCCAGGTGGAGCTACGGCCTTTATCAAGTTCACACTCGATGGCCTACTTCGCGGAGATGCTGCAACACGATTCTCGGCTTACTCAACAGGACTGCAAGCTGGATACCTAACCATCAACGACATCCGCAGACTTGAGGATCTACCACCGGTTGCAGGTGGCGAGATTATCCGAGTCCCACTAGCCAATGTGAACATTGACGCAGCCGAGCTAGTCGCGACAGACAAGCGAGTCGGCATGGCTCAGAAGCTAGTCAACTCAGGATTCGACCCAGCCGATGTGCTATCGGTCATGGGCCTACCTGCTATCCAACACACAGGCCTACCAACAGTCCAACTACAAGGAATCGCACAGGTCAATCCAGAGGATCCAGAAGCCGCTTACGAGGTCAAGTAATGATAAACCCAGCAACTTACAACATCACCGCTTACCAGGGTGCAACTTATGACCTAAACATGACTTGGAAAATCGCTGGCACAGCAGTAAACCTAACTGGCTACACCGCTGCAATGCAGGTAAGAGAAAACGCCAACGCTAGTGCAACAATCCTCAGTTTGACAAACGGCTCAGGCATAACCCTTGGTGGAACTGCTGGCACAATCGCTGTTGCTGTATCAGCCAACACAATGGGCTCTGCTATCGCTGGCAACTATGTTTATGACCTTGAACTAAACTCTGGCGGTCAGGTGACAAGACTTATTCAGGGATCGTTCGCTATCCAAGCTGAGGTCACTAGGTAATGTCCCAAGTCACACTGGAACTAACTGAAACCAGCACAAGCATCGAGGTTGATGAAACCAACGCTGCTGTCAATGTGACTGAAACCTTTACAACGCTCGATCTAGGCAACGCTGGCCCACAAGGTATTCAAGGTGTAGCAGGACCAGCCAACACTCTAACTGTTGGCACAGTCACTAAGGCAGCGGATGACACCGCTGTTGTCACAATTACTGGCAACATCTCTGCCTCGGGTTGTGTTGGGAAGTTGTGCTGTGACCTTTAGGCCTCGCTCATCCTCGACAAGTTGCATAGTGCCACCGCGAAGTGATGCAAGTGGCTCACCTGCGTCATGGTTCCAGAGAAGCTTTACCTCGTTGCGAGATTGTAGGGAACGCCTAAAAGCACCTGGGGCAACATACTCGATGAAGCCACCTAGATCCTCAGAAGGGCTGTTGAATACTGAGGCGTAGCCAGTAAAGCTCATACCATCGCCCTCAGCCCTGACCTCAAAGTCAACGTTGTTAGTTCTGACCTCTGGCTGTTTAGCCTGTGGGCCGTCAATCTTTAGGGCAATCGCTCTCGCGACATCTAGCCACTTGTTTTTATTAGTCATCCTGGTAGTTTCCTCTGCTCTGATTCTAGCAACAACCGAATCAGCGTAGTCTTTTGTGCGTTGTGCAGCTCTCTTAGATGGACCTGATCCCCAAAGCAAGTGAGCAACAACACCGGCTGATGGGTAGTTGTCTGAGTTCGGGTTGGCATCTGGGCTGTCTAGGTCAACAAGGTGTCGAGCAATCCAAGCAGCAATCCTTATCCACTTGTCATCGCTGACTGTGCCTTCTGCCATAGCTCGGGCCTCGCGGATAGTGCCAGGTGTGACACCATCGCCAGCTAGACCTTGCTCGTAATACTCAAGGCCTCGGCGAGCTGCTGCTCTCATGTAAGCAGGGGCATCTTGGTTTATAGCCCTAATCTCACCCATGTTGTCATCTTCATCATCATCGTTATCTTCATCTGGTTCCCAAGCGTTGCAGTAGAAGCCACCATCAACAAAGTCATCCCAACGCTCACACCAAGCTTTATCGCCAGCCTCGTTGATTCTTTCCTCATTGAAGAAGAAGCAGTTGCCACAAGCTCTGCCCTGTGGGACATCCTCGGCTAGGGCTGGTCTGTAGTTCTCAGGCAGTTCTCTTGTTGCTCTTAGTTCTGCAATCTTGTTTAGGGTAGAGAACTTGTGACCGACTAGCACATCGGTTGGGTTCCAGCCATCCTCACCCTCGCGGTAGATCCTGATAAGTGCAGCAGGGTCATCTGCTGTGCCGGTGATTGTGAAGCTAGAGTCTGGGACATTTATCTCGCCATCTCTAACAATCCTTGTGATGCGACCTTGGGCAACATTGTCACCCGAGCCCCATCTAACAAAGTCACCAACACTAAGCTCATCTGGCTCTGCCCTAAGCTCGCCACCTGGCTCGATCTCCTCAGCGATTGACAAAGCTACCATCTGATCTATGGCATCCTGTTTGGTTGGCTGGCAAGTGATAACAACGCCATCCTCTTTTACAACTGCCCACTCAGGGCAATCGGTCTGGTCAGAGATGAAGTAGGGCATTAGGCAAGCCTCGCATTTACTGTTATGGACCCACCGAGTGCGACAGCGGTTCCGTTGATTGTGATGGTTGTTTGTGATAGAGAAACTGTTTGAGTGCCAGAGTCATAAGCCAATGGTGCGGTTGCAGCAATTACACCTGTGGCTCCTGTGTTGCCAGTATCGCCTTTTGCTCCAGTGGCACCAGTGGCACCAGTTTCACCGACTGGACCCTGTGGGCCAGTTGCACCAGTGGCTCCTGTTGCACCCTGAATACCCTGAATACCTTGTTCTCCCTGTGGGCCAGTTGGTCCTGTTGGTCCTGTTGGGCCTGTAGGTCCAGTTGGGCCAACAGCTCCAACTCTTACCATTACAAGAATGACCTCATGGTTATTGGCAAAGTTTGTTGTGCCAGTTCCACCTGATGAATCAAGCGAAACTGCAAAGGTGTCATAAGTAGAAAAGCTTGTGTGGTTGCTAGTCAAAAGCCACTTTTGGAAGTTGGCTGAGTTATTAGCGTCTTGAATGATTACATAATCACCCTGATTTAGAAGGTGCAAAAGCAAGTTGACATCATCGTTGCCTACGTCAAGATGGCTAATGTTTATCTGTGTTGCACTTGTCTGAGTAGCGTTGTTGTAAATAATGTGTGTCGAGCCAGGATCACCAGAAGTGCTTGTGGTCTTTATCTTGTAGTTGACAAAACTCGATGACTGACCTGGTACACCTTGTATTCCTTGAGCTCCAGTTTCACCTGTGTCACCTTTTACACCTTGGATTCCTTGCGGTCCTGTTGGGCCTTGTGGACCTGTCGGGCCTTGAGCACCAGTAGCACCAGTTGCACCAGTCGAACCAGTCGAGCCAGTAGGACCAATCTCGCCGGTATCACCCTTATCACCTTTAGGCCCAGTTGCTCCTGTCGAGCCAGTGGCACCCTGAGGTCCGGTATCGCCTGTGTCGCCTTTGTCGCCTTTTGCACCTTGAGCACCTGTGTTTCCGGTATCTCCCTTTAGGCCTTGGATTCCTTGTATGCCTTGCAACCCTCTTGGCAATACAAAGTTGATTGTTTGATCTGGAGATGTGCCAGTAATTGTGACAACAGCGGTGTCATCGGGTGCCTTAGTGACTGTGCCAACAGTTAGAGTGTTGGCTGGTCCTGGCACACCTTGGATACCTTGCAGTCCAGTTGTAGCTTCAGTAATTACAACAGGTTGCTCTGTGACAGATACAGTGACATCCTGCTCGGCAACAGTGACCTTTGTGACCGACTCAACTACTGAAACAACTGTTTGACTCATCGAGTGACATTGCCTGTCACTACAAACGAGCCTTCAAGCAATCTAGTCACCACTCCACCTGAGCTGATTTCGAGATCGTAGGAATAGGCACCAGCGTCAACAGCCGATGATGCAGCACTAGAGATAACCAGCCCAATAGTGCCAGCGGTTCCACCGAGCGTAATGCCTGAGCCATTAGTCAAGCTGATTAGGGCTGAGGTTGCATCGTAGGATTCTCTGACCTGCATGGCAGCGGTGTAGCTGGTCAGGTTTAGCGGTGCGTTGTTGACATTTATAGTAAAGGTGCGGTCAAAGGTTGCACCCTGTGGGCAGACAATGTTGTAAGTGCCTGGGTTGATCATTACTGTGCTCCGTAAACTGCTTCGGGGTTGGCAGGGTCAATCTGTGCAATCGGTTGCAGTTGGGTGCTTGGCAATCCGGTGTGGCTAATCTGAGTTAGACCAACAGCACTTAGAGCCTCGCTTGGGGTAAAGCCTGAGATGACTAACTGCTGGACCATCTTGACACGCTTCTCAAGTGTGATGACTTCGGTGTCTGCCAAAGCAATGTTTGCTAGTGGCACTCGGTACTGGTCACCCTGCTCGACTGGCTCTAGATCCTCAAGTCTGCGGATGTCGTTAGTTGAGTAGAAACCTGCCTGAGTTCCTACTGAGTAGGACTGGACTCGTGAGGCTAGGTCAGCTCTTAGTAGGTCGTTGAATTGGAACTTTATAAAAGCATCGCCAGGTAGTAGG